ATGGATTTAAGCGGATTTCAAATGTGCCACTTATCCGATGACGCACACGGTATTCTAAGAGAAAAGCGTGTAATCCTCGGACTAACCCAGCAACAGGTAGCTGACAAAGCAAAAGTTGTTCTGCAGCAGTATCAGAAGTTCGAAAGCGGGGAACGTAATATCATGACCTGCTCATTTAGTATTGCATGCCGCGTCATTGAGGCGTTAGGCATGGATATCACAGACTTCTACCACGGTAAGTATGCATTTGGAGAAGAGGTATATTCTTCACCAGAAGGCTTGCGATACAAGAAAACCGGAAAGCTCACATCAGAAGACGTAAAATAAAAAAACGCCGCCCTCAAGGAAATTACCTCAAGGGCGGCGCACTTATTTATATTATACCTCTTCAGTTTTCACTGTGAAACCCATCGCGTTCAGCGGACCAGTAGTGGACGGCAGCTCAGATTTTGTGACTACCTTTGTGGCAGTAACGCGGTATTTCTGATTAGGGAGCTTGTTCTTGCCTTCTTTGCGGATTTTCGAGGCAAACCCCGTGTAACCCCAGTTGCAGTCACACTGTCCGATGATTCCGGGAACTGCTCCGACACCCTGCACATCGTAGTATTTATGACCAGCAACCGAGTGCTGCCACATATCGTACTTGGTGATGTACTTCTTGACCTTTGCCTCGGATATGTACGCGGCAAGCCACAGGGGATAATCCTTCAGCTCATCGAAATTGAGGTGGCAGCATATCCAGTTGACGTTCGTGTACAGCATCGGCTGATAGTTGTATGCGGCTATTGTGTCCATAAAAGCCTTACACATCGCCGTGCATACAGCCTTGCCGAGTTTATACTGCGATTCCATCTCAAGGTCGTAAGCTATCGGATAGGTGATCTTCCCATCCAGCTTGTTTGCCTTTATCGTGCTGATAAGCCACTCTGCCTCTGCCTTAGCCTGTGCCGCATTCTTGGCGGTGCTGAACAGGTACACACCAACATATAAACCGGCGGCCAGACAGCCCCGAACGTGCTGCAGGAAGTACTTGTCCATGCTAGTACCGTATGCCGCTCGAACCATAACGAACTTGACGGGATATCCGAGGATTTTTCCGGACTTAAGCGCCGAGTAATCGACATCAGGCTGACAATAGCTGATGTCGATGCCTGCATACTTAGCCATTACTCCTCACCGTCCTTTTTATCTTCACGTTCTGATTTCTTTTTCAAGACCTCAATTGCCTTTGTAATGACTGAGGGAATAGGTACACCCATCAGTCCGGCATTTTCAATGATGCTGATAGTTTCATTGGCAATGAAAGCAATAACCGTCGCGTCCCGAATGAAATTAGACCCCATGATCATATCAAGCCGGCAGGCTACAAGGACAACAAGCAGAGAAACTCCCTTTCTACAAAGACCTTTCCACCCTGCACGGCTCTCCAGTGCGCCGTTCTCCGTCTTTTCAGACTTATGAAATACTCCGGCGACAATAAGACCTGTCGCATAATCAACGCCCATGAATATCAGCAGCGTGATCAGCGCGGCGTCAAAGCCACCGAAAAAACTTGCAATAGTGCTTCCTACAATGCCAATTGCGGTGCAAATTCCGTCTTTCATATCATTGCCTCCAGTTCGTTTATCTTAGCGCGCCAGCTTGCACGCTCCGCAAGCTTGTCCATGTATTCCTCCCGGGTCGCAGCCCCCTCCGCTATTTTGGCGGAGATGTAGTCTGTTTCAGCAAGTTTCTCCTTGAGGTCGGAAATCTCGATTGCCGCAGAAACCCTCGCACGCTCTGGGGCTTTCTCATCGTCGGAACGGCGCACCGGAACGCCTCCGACAAGCTTGTAATTATACAGCCCGTCCGCGTCAGTAAGACCATGCTCTAAATAGTGCCCCTGCGCATGGTGATACTTGTCGCCCTCCCCGCAGTCAATCTCGATCCAGCTTGCACCGTCGACAAACGCGCTGGAATTGATGTCAGTGATTATCCCGCCAGAATCTGTTCTGACGTAAACTATGTATTTTTCCATATTAGCCTCCTTAAGGTTTAAAGTTCCGCGCTAAGGATTATACTACCGGTGGTGTCGGGTTTGTGGCTGAGTTCGTACTGCTCCCCGATAGTCAGTGAGTCGGCAGCGTTCACAAGCAGCTTGACAGCGTTTGAATTGCACCCACGCACCTGAATACTAGCTGCCTCAGAGTAAACGCTTCCATCCTTCGTGCTACTAAGCACAACGTTTTCAAAAGAAACCGAGGGAATAGTGCGGAACGAAGCCGGCGCGTACAGATAAAAAATCGCATAGCTCGTGCTGTAGGCTTCGGCAAGCCCTGCACGCAGCAGGCTCCCACGGAGAACATACAGGTACCGCTGGCACTTTGCAAGCTCCGTAGCCGGGTCAGGCGGCACAAACGGAGTTGCGCCATCGCCAACCTCTAGCTTGACCCATGCGAGTTTTAGGGAGTTTCCGGCTTCGGTGCCCTTGTTAATTCCTACGGACACTGCGGAAATGTACTCGCCCTCGGAAAGGTCAACCGATACTTTATTTACCCCATTGTGAAGCACGGAAGTGTAATAGCTGTCGACGTAATCTCCAGAAGCATTCACAGTGCGGATTCTTGCCGACCAGACCCCTGATACTTCCAGGACGTTCAGAGAGAGTGTGTATTTCCCGGGAGCAAGCGGATTTTCGGCTTTCTGCCAAAAAACGTGAGCATTTGAATCTAATTTTATAGCCGATTTAATAAGTACGCCATCGGCACCCGCTGTTACCGTGCATTTATTTCCCTCTATGAACCATCTGTCTGCTGAGTATCCAGAAGAATACGCGGTCATCCCGCGTTGATTTACTCGAAAATCAGGATTTGTCAGCAAATTTGGGTTCGATGGTTCAACACAATCTGTGATATCAGCAACAGTATGAGTATGCCCCACATCAGCCTTGTCACCAAGCCTTTTCTCCAGTTCTGCCCTAGTTATAAACACCAGACTGCTGACATTAACATTAACATCGTAGGTCTGCGAAAGTGCAATTACCGCCGTGAATATCTCCATAAAGTCCGGATAATCAATCGACGACGGTATTTCCTCGCCGTTCGCGTCCTGATATATCGCGAACAGTACCTCTGTTTCGCCGTCAGAGGCGTATATCCCGACCTGTTTAAACGTGCAGGCTTCCGATATGCCATCGTTGCGAATCTGCAGCTTGAGCTGCAAACCACTGCTGCCGTCCAGCCTTACCTGTTCCGCAATCAGTACAGTCACATCAGACAGTGCCGAAGAAAGCTCTGTCTGGTCTTTGAGTGCAGCGGATTCTACATGCCCTCTGCCCACGGCCGCTCTTGACAAGGTCAGCACCTTGCCCGATGTCAGGGATTGTTCGAGCAGTTCCAGCCCGACATCCGTTATTGCGTTGTCATTCCATGTTGCCATCATTAACCTCCGCATATATAGTCTTTACCTTGCCGCCCAGCTTGGTCCCGGCATGGACATCAGCAGCGGCAGTGATTCCAGCAATACGCGGGTCGTAAATTATACCGCGTAAATGCTTGATTTTGCCGCATATCAAAGTCTTAACATTAACGCCTGTTTTCGCGTCGATGTCAATAATGAAAACTGTTTCATCAAGCACGGAACGGATATTTTTATAGTAATTTACCTTGGCCAGGACCCGTTTGCGCTTCTCCTCGTCGCTGCCGCTGTTCCATATATAGATTTTGAAATGAAAAGGAGGACCGTTGTATTGATTCCATTCAACGACCTGGACATTTTCATAAATACTCCGCAAAGCAGTTTCAACCGCATACTTAGTGCCTTTGTATTTGTGGACAAGAAGACACTCCTTGACTGCCTGCCGCTTGCTCTCAATTGACGAATCTGCCTCATACCACTGTATCTTGAGATCAGCGGCAAGAATATCAAGCACCTTTTCCGGAAGCTCGTCCACCCTCGGAAAGATAGCGGCATACTCGGATTGAGCCACCGTCTTGATAAGCTCACTTGCGACAGCGTCAGCAAGTTTGACCTTGTCCGTGTCGCGCGTAAGCGAATACGGAAAAGCGGCAAGTAGCGCGTCCTTTTCTGTGATCAGCTTACTCATCTTCATATCCTCCGTTCGTTATCACGGATTTCGCAAGGTCGGTATGCGCTACCTGCGGGGTAAGGCGGTCGGAACCGTCACGAAGCGAAACGAACACTGGCGACTTGATATCAACACGCTTTGCACCAGTATCCTTAAGCAGCCACATGAGCCGTGACGGATTTATATCCCGGCCGATTTTCCTGCACTGCCACTCCACATATTCCTCAATTGCGCTGCGTATTGCCGCTTCGATCTCCGCCGCCGACTTCTCGGAATTGCGGTCGATGTAATAAGTAAGATCTACGCTGAACTCAACGACAAGCGGGTCGAGGACCTCAACAACGTCTGTAAGCGGTCTGACCTTATCGTCATTGCAGGCGGCAAGTATAGCGTTTTTGGTTCCATCATCGGCGATTTCTCCGTTAGTCATTATCGCGAATATATTAACATATCCCGGCTTGTCCTTGGGGTTTATCGCACACACGTCCGCTATGCTTGTTGATACCGCCTTTGCATGATACTCATAGGCTCCTTTCGGGCCGGCGGTGCTGAATGCCTCCAGCCCGGCTCTCATGAGCTCATAGTATTCATCGTCAGTCGCGCGTTCAGCGCCGCTGTGGGACGTTTCCACATTTGCGCAAGACGAAAAATACATCACATTATCGACGTCCACAAGCGTATTTATCTGCCCGGGCGCGTACCCATTTCCGACTGTTCCCTCAGTTTCACAGATAACCGGAACATCAGCCGTGACCTCGCCGATATTGACCGCTGCTTCCTCGGCGGTGTAGTGCTTGTAGATGCCTGCTGATGGATTACTCTTTTCCTCATAGAGTATGTTTGCGATTTCAAGGTTTTCCTCGTCGCCCATGTTACGAGCCTTGTTTCGCAAGCGTCCCAGTTCACGAAGCTCTACTTCTTCAACAGAGAGCTCACCAGAAAGGATTGCCTTTTGCCTGTCGCTGTAAAACGGCGCAAAGGGTGCCACATAGTCTGGACTATCCTTGTTCGTGTAAAGGAAATGCGGCGTACCTTTTTTCAT